ATAGTCACGGATTCAGCGGTGGTCTTGGTGTACTTCGTTCCCACACACCACACGTCGTACGAGTCTCCTACAGGCTGAATCGTAAAGGTGCGGGTGCTGTTATCGAACGCCATCGTGCTGTCTGTACGTTCAGCGTGGCCCATCGGCTCACCGGTAGCCTTAGATACGGTTACTGCTGGAGGCTCTACAACTACCGCGTCTACTGCGGTGAGCCACAGGAACTGCGTGCGGTCAACCGATACGGCAATAAATAACGTAGTCCCAGTAGGCGGGACATTCCACACGCCGTCTAATTGCGTCAGTCCGGTGGGCGGCACCTGTGCAACGGCATCCGCGCCAAGCAGGGCCGGTACTCGTACCTGAGAAACACCTGTGGATGGGTCAGAGTAATGAACTATTGCTCTATGTAATTCAAAACTATGAGTACTCATGGTATCTGGCCCTGCTAGAAACCCAGTGGTCTACGTCGTAGTAAGGAGTGGGAGGGGACTGAAACGGCTCGGTATTGTCAAGTTGTAATTTGGAGTTGTAGTTCTTAGCCAACTTTAGTTCAGACACAAAGTTGCCCGAGTGGACCACGTGCTTGACAGCCTGCACGTACCAGAATCCGTCGAAGTCACCATTGTACTTGTCGACGCTTACCACCCCACCCGGGACGCAACCAGCGACTCCCAGAACCGTCACGTCAGCGTAGTAGTCGTACTTCTCCTTGGCGACAGAACTGATACGCCTGCTTGCCTCGGAGAAGTTATCGACATATTCAGAGATACGGTTAGGGAACCTAGCAATACCATTGTGCTTCACTTCTAGGGAAGTAGAACTCACATCGTAAGTAGAGGCGTCAGCGTTAACAACAGGTATAGTGCTCTCTTTGTATTCACCGTCAATGTTTCTCTTAGAGAATGTTCCTTCGAACTCTATGATCTGACCCGGGCTTGCGTTGACGTTTCTCTTGTCGGACAGCAATGTGGTGAGTTTGTGGTAGGAAGACTGCCTACTTAAAGACGAGTATGGATCATAAATATGAATATGAGTACCGTGTACAGACACCGAATACCCCAAGAACTTGGTGTAGCGGGAAAGAAACTGCCAGTCTGATTCGTTGGTCTGTAGCAGCGAATCATGAACGAACTCATCAGAGGGAACATCTACGCTGAATCGGTATTTTGCACTGATCTCTCTAGCGATATCACTCAGACGATAACCGTTCCACACTTTACTGGTAGCGCCGCGCATATCGTACGACACCCCCATGCACACAATCTTTGCCTCTTGGAACGGACTGTCGTTCATGAGACCGAATCCGGTAAACGAACTCGGCCTGATGTCCTCTACGTAGCCATAGAACGCTTGATAGAAGTTACCACCAGTAGATATCTTGACCTGAACAGGCTTGTTGTAGTAAGAGGTAATCGCTCTCGGAGGTATACCTGCTATCTCCATAACCAGCATGTCGTGCTGGTTGTCCTCCATAAACAATTCAACCCTATTAATAGTGTTGTAGTCAACAGTAGAGTTACCTATGGCGATGTCTACCGTGGGCGACAGTCCATATGGGAGTTTAGTAATCATACTGGCACACGGATAACGTCGCCAGACTCTAGGTCAATGGGAAACTTGATCTGGGGGTTGAGGTCAGCAATCTCCCAATACCTCTCAGTTGTACCAAATAGTCTGGCGGAGATGCGCTCTAACGTGTCTCCTTGTCTAACTGTGTAGAGGGTGTACTTGGCCACCCCAGTAGGGGTGCGCGTAGCGGACTGACCGGAAGCGTCAAGTTTGTAACGTGAAATAGCGCTGTAGATAGCCATGATTAAACGTCTCCCGAGGGGGTGAATTCTGGTTCTTCAGCGGGCGCGGGCGCTGGGGCAGGAGCAACGTCAGCGTCAAGAACCTCCCTGTTAACGCTTCGTACTTCAGACCAGTCTGGGGTCAACGTCTTGTACAAGTTGGGACCAAAACCTACGCTGATATCAGAGGTTATGCCTAAGTTCTTTTCGGAAAGAATGTGTTGGATAGTAGCACGGGGGTTGGCGTAAAACGTCTGGTCATCAATGGTGACTTTTATAAGACAAATAAACTCAACTAGATACCTGTAGTTGTAGCCCGGATCGCTGTTCAATACGTTCTCGTTCTTAGCCCAAATATCTATAACCTGATTACGCTCAGGGTAATTCTCAGAAACAGTATTCCTGTCGTCTTCGGCTGCTAGACCTTTCTGACTAACACAGGCCCAGTCTTTCATGTCTAACCACTCTTCCGTTGTGGAAGCGGTTGCTACACCCTGACGATCCTCGTCTTCGCTAATTACGTTGCCGTCACCCAAATTAAGTTCCCACAACTTAACGGCGTTCTGCCAGTACGGACCTGAAGATCCTGTGCTGGGATTTACATAACCAAAGTTAGTGGTAAACGGCTTACTAGAGTCTCCACGACTGAAGTCAGCAAGATAATCCTCTATAGAGTCAGCCAGATCTCGAAAGCCAGAACTTCCTCTCCTACTCTGAAGCGCTGCTTGGGCTTTGGACGAGTTGTCGACAAACTCTTGAGTAAATCTATAGCAAGTAGCCTTAGCCTCAACCGCTATAGATATGTTGCGTTGTTGCTGGAACAGATTGGATATGGCGTTGCCAGCGCTTGGGAAAAGCACTTTAAGATACTTATCTTTTGGATTACCGTCATCCTGTAATGTCGGTTCAATGAACCTAGTCAACAAGGTGTTGTCGGAGTTCTCCTGAGGGAAGCCGTCGGATATTCCCTTATACTTTGCTCCGTCATCGACAACCGCAACAATGACTTGCCCAAGTTCGTTAATAATTTCTGTTGAGTTCTCAGCGACAACATCAGTAACTGTGTTGTAGTCGTACGACCCTCTGTTGGGGTTGCTCTCAAGATCCTCAAGAACATCCGTGAAGAAGGTATCTTTCTTAGCAAAACCGATGTACTTGGCTTCAAATGTGACAGTAACGGAGCACTGCATTGGCACCATTTCTGTAGTGAACTTCGTGAAAAGAACATTAAAGTCTTGGACTAGGCCCTCCACGATATACAAAGAGGAGAACACAATACGAACTGGGAGTGGCAAAAGGAAAGCAGAGTTACCTTTATTGATTCCGATTAACTCGTTTACAGAGTCTCTGTATTCTTGTCTCTCTGTGGATGCGTCAGAGGTAACGTCCTCTGACGTTAACTGTGTGGTATTGCGGTCAATAGCGGCGTCAATAGAGAAGTTGTAGTATTCCTGAGCACTCTCTCGAACACGACTTTCCATGTAGTCGCTTACTCCGACGCCGATGATGGAGTACAGAGCAGACAGGTCGTGCAGTACGCCTACCTTCTCTGGTCCTAGGTTTCTCCAAGGATCTTCCGTAGTCGCCTCATTGGCAGAATCGTATAACTTAGACAGTGCCTTGCCGTTGAGTTCCATAGACCTGTCAAAGAACAGATCAAACTGGAACGTCACGTTACCCGGAATGGGCTGAGAGTACTGATACTTATCCATCTGCAAGAAGTTCAGAATCGATGTGTTCTGACTAACAGACTGGTTGATCGCTGAGGGGTTGAACTGGAACTGGCATCTCCTTACGGGGAGGCCGTCTCCAGTCAGCAGTGATCTAACGTAGCCTCGCTTGAGGGGAACGCTTGTAGGGATGCCATTGGACCCGGGCTTACCCACGCGCACAGCGCGGCGTGGGTAGATGAACTCATTGTTGAGCGACTCTGGAATGTAGTAGCCAGAGTCGTTCTTGTAGTTAGTGGGGAACGCCTCGCCGGACTCTCCCCAGTTGGCGAACCTAAACCACTGGTCGTTACGATAACCCATTAGGCGTTCCTCAAATCAAGCATGTCGACTTCTTCCTTAATCATTCTACTAACTGTCTGCGCTATGCGCTTTAGATCGGGGGTACCGGGAGCGCCATTAAAGTTGATCACGGGTGCCACGTTGATAGTCGGAGATGAAGTGAAGTGGTTAGTAGTCGACGTTCCTTGAGAGGACTGGGTGGGACGCCCAGACCTAGATCTACCCATGTCGATGATCGGGTCACCTGACAGTCCTGCTGACTCAACTACTGCGCGAGCGCCAGATATATCTGTATTGTATGTGTTCTCTTCTCCCTTATACTCTCCCCAGTCATACAACGACCTGTCTCGCGCAAGGTACATAGAGTAAGCCGCTTGCATGTTTTTCTCGGGATCGTACAAATCCTCTTTCCTAGTAACGCCGAAACTGCTGAACTTCTGTAGTCGCTCAGCCTCTAACGCCCCTAGCATATTGATCTGCATGAGACCGTAGGAATCATCGCCAGTTGAGCGGTCGGGGTTGTAAGCACCAGTCTGCCAACTGCTCTCGCGCTTAGCGATAGCAACGACCCGTACTAAGTCCTCGCCACGGAAGCCAGCGTTGTAAGCAAAACGTGCTACCTCTTCTCCTGTTAACTGGCGACTCCTTACGCCTCTGAGGGAGCGCCCACGTGGCGACATACGTCCAGTAGACGCCGCACCTCTATTACCAGCGCCTGACGCACCCAAGAACGCAGCCCTACCAGCCATCTTGTGGGCCGCAATACGCCCAGATATGGTCGCTTGACCCATACCGATAGCAGTTCCTGCGTCTGCTGTGTGCCCGCTGTCACCCATAGGCGCTGCCATCTCTGATGGGTATCTAGCGTTGGGGCCTGACCCGCTGCTTGACTTACCATCAGTTCCCCATGGAGCACCTTCCTTCTCGTACTTACGACGAGAGTTGGGGAGATCGGAGGGCTGGACGTGCCACGGCTCATTGTTTACGTTGGCAAAGTGCTTAAGTCCAAACTTACCAGCGTTAGCGTTCATCCACTCTAGGTCGCCCACCATGTCCACGGCAAGACCAATTTCGTGCATGGACATGCCGGGGGGCGCTGCGGCAGCACCACTAACGTGCTTCCAGTACTTACCGTCCCAGAAGATGTCTGTCTCTTCTTCTGTGGGCTGGTATCTGCTGAGGAACATCTTCTCCTGCTCAGATGGGTCTCGGTATCCTCCACCAATACCCACTTCAGGGTTGGCCCTCATCATACGCAGCAGTCGATCTTGAAACTTAGGGTTAATACGCTTAAAGTTGCTGCTGTTCTTCAACTGCGTAAGCGATACCCGGTTGCCGTTGTAACCGTAGGGCACGGTGATATTTGAATCGTTAGCACTACTGGAGTAGTTGCCGGTGGCGTTGGAGGCCGAGGGAGAGGTCCCGGTTTCTGCCTCAGGGTTTGCGGGGTCTCCGAGAAAACCACCAAGCAGTCCAAGCCCAGCGCCGATGGCGATACCCGCCGGTCCGCCCATAGCCCCGGTGGCTGCACCGGTAGCGATACGTGCAAGGATGCCCATTCCGGCGACGGTTGCTGCTCCGCCAACGGCTCTGCCTGCTCCACCGAAACTCGTCTTGGCTCCCACCAAGCCGCTAAGAGTGTCCTCAAGGCTACCTAATGCTTCGATAAGGCGCTGGTTGACTCGCTCATACTGAGCCATGTTGTCAATCTGACGGCGCATGAAGGACTCTTCACGTTGTGCCGAAGTTCTCGCCGTCTCCTCCTGCTGAGTAGCAAGGTTTTCTTCGACACCCATGAGTTGGCGATCTCTCGCGCTGGTCGGGTCGTACATGCCCTGACCACCCTTTTCCCTGAACGAGATCTGGGACTGGGCGTACTGGAGGATCTCGGTCTGCATCTCTTCACCGAGGCCCATGTCAGCAAGGCGAGCGCGGGTGACGGAACCCGGCATGAGGGCACTACGAGCAGTCGCTGGATTGTCTAGGCCCATCTTCTTGATGATCTCTTGGCGCATCTGGAGGGGGTCCTTGAGACCACCGCCGATGTTAAAGGCGTTCGTCCCTCCCATAAAGAACATTCGGTTAGCAACTTCAGGGGACATCAACTGCTGCTGCTCAGCCAGAATGTCTGAGGTGGACTTGCTGTAGCCAGTGAGTGTGCGGATGCCCGCTACGGACTGAGCATATGAACCGGGTAACTGGGTGCCGATCTGCGCCTGAAACTGCTGCATGGCGTTGATCCCGCCAGCGCCTAGACGGTACTGGGCGAGCGGTGCACGGACCTGACTCATGACCTGCATTTGCGACATGCCGGTCATCTGCTGAGTCAGCACGTTCAGACGATCAGCGGACGTAGCGTAACTTGTACCACGTTCGATACGTGAGTTAATAGCCTGCATGAGCGGCTGAAGCGCCTGAGTAAACGCAGCGAGGCCACCAGCGGCCTTCGCCATACCCCCACCGCTAGCGTTGGTTGCTAAGTACCGCCTAGCCGCACCTACGCCATCACCGTCAGCCGCAGGCTGCTGTGCGGGGGCTTCAGACTTCGTAATCTGAGCGAAACTGTTAGTCACAGCGTTGCCGCCTACCTGACCTCCGTTCGCACTACTTATGTGCCCAGAAGCCTCGGCAGCGGCCTTGGAGAGTTTCTCCATCTCCTTGCGCCATGCTTCGGTGATGTTCTTAGCCTCAGTAAGAGCACCTTTAAGTTTTGAGATCTCAGAAGTGTCTACGCGAATACCGGCTCGCACATCAGAACGGGTACGACCATGACGACCGGCTATAAAGCCCTCTCCGACTTCTGCGTCGGGACTGTTTTCAGCCATACTAGCCTCCGCTACTGATTACGCCATCTCGCCATACGATACCAGAAATCGCGTTGACGAACTGACATAGACTTAATGTCGTCTAGACCAAATCCTTTGTAAACAGAGGCTACCAGTTCGTATTCCCAATATAGAATCTTCAGATTAACTGAGTAAAAGTGAGACCCAATCGAGCAGAATTGGCATGTCCTTGCCGCAACTTGCACATTGGGTATTCACCTCCTCTAACTTCGGCCCAATCTCAACAGCGAGAAGAGCGTCAACCAGAGTACGCCTATCTTTGATGCTCAGTGACCGCGCCCACCGCATGGGATTCTCGGGGGCCTCGCCCTCAGGCCACTTAGCGCAACGAGAGAGCAGTACGGTATTTAACTCAGCATCATTCTTGGCCAACTTGTTGCCCTCAACGGTGTCCTTACCGTTAGGCAGGCGCATCGTAATGGTCCCCTTAGATGTCTGAATCTTCAGGCCCTCACGCACGTTAAAGTCCGGGTAGGTGATGGGGAAGTCCTTATCCAACTCCAGCACCACATCGTTTAACTTACCACAGTCAGTGCAAGCCACATTAATGGTGCGCTCGTCTCCATACGTAGCCTTAACCACTGCTAAGTACAGAATATCCCTATCACCAAGAATCAGATTGTTAATGTGCTCCTCTGGGTTTCCGGCTTCCCGTAGATCAACTGATCCAATACGAAGAACGGCCCGAGCGAGCAGAGCAGTCATGTATTCGGCATAGAGAAGCCCCTTCTTCTTTTCCACAGAAGCAAGATACTCCTCGTCCTCACCATTCAGTTCACGAACCTCAGCCATGTCGTGCCACTGATCGGTTGCCGGTGTGTACAGTCCGCGCATCAACTTTATGTGAGTCTCTGGCGCGTCTGCCATATTTGGTACAGGCTCTTGTACAGCCTCATTAACCTTGTCAACATCTGACTGCTCAGACATGTAGTACTCCTAGTTGTGTATTAAGTTTTAAAACTGTTACTCGGTGGCAGAGAGGTCGGCACCAGAGAAACTAATCTCAAAGCCCTCGTGGTTGAGCACCATCTGCTGAATCATAATAGACGAGTCACCCGCGTTGAGGTCGCCCAGCGAGAACGAGGCGGGCCAGCAGTTGAACAACTTATAGGACAACTTAGTGGAGTTCGCAAGCGGGGGCGGAGCATCGCCAGCGTTGCCGCTCTGGTACGGACCGCTGGACACCGGGTGGTCGAAAACCTTGACGATGACATCGCATCGGTAGTCGTTCTCGCCACCAGCGGGCGTGCTAGGGGTAGAGCCGAGATTATCCGCCGCTCCCTGAGTCCATGAGTGCAGGAATCGCTGCCAGTTGTACAACTGCTCCTGACCGAAGAACACACCCTTGGTGAGGGTGACGGGGCCGTAGTCCGACTGACCAACCATCTTATGCGGATGGGTGTTCATGCCACCCTCACGATAGGCGATCATTTCGTTCTGGACAGTCAGACCAGAGACCACGGAGAATCCAAAGTTACCAATTCCCGCAAGGTTAGTCGAAAGACTCGTAGGGGGAATAATAGAAACTTGAAACTTAAAGTTCCTAATTGGATCAGTAATTGCTGAACGTGCCATTGGATATTACTCCTTGGTATTAGAGGGACTCAGTGGCGTTGCTACCACCGGTCCACTGGCTGAGGTTGATAACGATGAACTCTGCGGGGTACTGGAGAGCGACGCCAACTTCAACATTGACGATGCCCTGATCAATGCTGCTTGCGGTGTTGATCGTCTCATCGCAGACAACGAAGAACGCATCCGAGGCGCTGTTTCCACGGAGTCCACCAGAGCGGTAGAACTCTCCCAAGAAACTCGCAGTGACAACCTTGATGCGGTCCCACAGGTTCGCATCGTTAGGCTCAAAGATAGCGAACTGCGTGAGTTCCTTGAGGGAGTACTTCAGGTAGTTCAGCGTACGGCGAACCGGGATGAACTTGTCAGCCGAAGTGCGGGCCAGAGTACGCGAACCGTACACAACGATCCCAGCACCGGGGATGGCCTTGAACGAGTTGACGTACGGGGTGCCATCGTAGAGCGCCCCGATGTCGTCGTCAGAGACGAGGAACGAGGTGCCCAGAGCGCCACGGATGTCGGCGTTGAACCCAGCCGGGGCCTTAGCCACGGAACGCTGAACCTCAGTGCGAGCAATGAGTCCAGCAACCGCACCACCCGGGTAGGTAACGCGGATGGCACCGGGGCCGGTCTTGGCCGGATCGACCATCTTGAGAGCCGGGGCATAGTGCGCGGCGTACCCACCATTGGACAGTCCGGCAAAGTTAGAGGCCACGGTCTGAGCATCGGTCAGAGTCTCAGAGTTCTTGTCGGGGTCGATGACCACGAAAGAGTCACCACGCGCAACCGCCTTGTTGATGATGGGGGTAAGCGCCGTGGTAGAGGTCTGACCAACAGCGTTGATGATTAAGTTTCCGCTAATCGGGTCAATCTTGTCAATCGCGCCAGCAAAGTCAAGATCACCAACAACACCCTCAACGCCACCGGAGAAGGTGGCAAAGCCGTCCACCTCAGTAAACCAGTCAAGATCAGCGTCGGGCGAAGTCGTAGAGACACCGCTCAGGCGGACGTACTTGCTGTAGGTGTTGACAACCGTCTCCACGTACCTGTTTCCGTCAGGATCAAGCGTGACCTCAGGCCAGCGCTCAACCTCAACATCATTGAGGTATACAACGACGGTAAAGGTACCGTGGGCTGAATCAGAGGTATTGATAAGGCCAGCAGTAATGCCGATCTTCAGGTTGTTGCCCCACGTTCCGTTGCTGATCGCCTCGGCGTCGAAGAGGGCGGCAGAGGCAGACGAAGAACCGTTCGGGAAGTAAGGAACGTCCAGCGACGACGCGGCATCGGGGGTCACCGAGTCAGCGGTGCCGCCGAGCGTGTCATAGGTGCCGACGACGCGAACCACGTAGGCAGTACGGCCACCGTTAGCGAAGAAGTGGTAGACGGCGTAGCCGAGGTCGTAGGCGTTCTTGAGATCACCGAAGGTGCGCTTGTAGGTAGACCAGTCGGTAATAAGAGTCGCGGTCTCGGGGCCACGCTCAGCGGCTCCGAGAAACACAGCGGCGGTGCCGCCACCGACGGACGGGGTCAGGCTGGCGAGAGTTCCCTCGTTAACGTAGACACCGGGAGTTGAGTAGGTAGGCATTTAGAATTCCTCCGAGAAAGAAGTAGATGAAACGTCGGACTCCGAATTATTGTCCCGTATAGTACCGTCCACTGTAGACACCGACTTGACAGTATAAATGTCGCGTTGTGGTATCTCTGCATTTATTCTAACTGTATAGACTTTGCGGAATACCCTCTTGTTAAACCCTGATTCTTGGTCAAGGATATCTGCTTGCCGCCAGTCTATCATGTCACAGCGCCTAATGGTGCCGTCTTCGGGTATTTCAATGAAACCCCGTCGAAATGGGAACACTCTCCTTAGCATCTCTGCTGTGAGTTGTCGATCATGTCTCTGGCTTCTACAGTAAGTAGATACCTGATACATAAGGTTTACGGGAACCATCTGATCAGTAGCCAAGAACTCGGTGGGACCAGTCAGCAAACCCTGTAAGTCAGTTGAATCGTACTCCGAGGGGAAGTAATCCAAAGCGGCGGGGGCTTGCGTGTAAATGGATGCTGCTGAAGCCGAGGTTGTGTAGTAATACGAAACCTCAGAGTGCTGCCTTTGAGCGTCAAACTCTATATCTATTAGTTCAATAGTTATAAAGGGATAAGTTTTCTCAGTCTCAGCGTCTGGGTACCTGAAGAACGTCTTAAGAGGTCGCTGAAGTTGCCTGTCATCAGAGACGGTGATAGCAGACAAACGTGTCTTAAGAGCAGCATCTTCTGCGAGGGTGAAGCCGGGATTAGGCAATTGGGATATCCTGTTCAATACTCCGGTGAATACTCGCCGGAATGGTCTTCGTCACCCTTGCCAGTGTCTTACGGAGAAGTGGAGAGGGGGGCTGCTCCTCTACGCCATACTCTAGGTCGGATATGTAGTTACTGAGTTCTTTTGACGAACGCTTCTGTCCAACCGTGACTTCGCCGTTTAGCATTTCCACGTGTAGTTGATCAGAGATAGCACTCCATCCGGGTGTGGACTCCGCCCTGTCTTGCAGGTACTCGGTAGCAGCCTGCTCTGCTTCGGTAGCAGCAACATCTATGATGTCATAGAGGTTGTCATCAAACCACTCTGTAGCAGGAATTACAACGGGAATCCCTGTGATGAACGGCTTACTAGAACCAAAGGATGCAGCAGGTTGAGAAGCCTTCATGGCTTTCCTCCGTGGTTCTAGGCGTTGTAAGGCGGTTCAAGGCACCCGACGCGCATCGGGCACCTACACATCATACCTCTAACTTGGGAACGATGTAGGCCAAGGGAGGTTTGAAATCTTAGGATTTTGAGGCCCACGATCAAAGGGCATCTCTTGGTCTACAAGTATCTCATACGCCACAACTCTGAGTAGGACTTCGTCAGGAAGACGACCGCGAGCGTTATATTCGCGGACCTTGTAGAAACGACCGTCATACTCAACCACGTCGTTGAGGTGCTTGTTGTACTCCGCAGGATCGCTCAAGCCAGACGCAACAGCATCTTTATACAAGATCGTGGCCATTAGGTTCTGCACGGGCTGACGACCCTCGGGAATGGCTCGGAAGCCATCCTCAACCTCTTCGACGTAGATGGTGGGGAGGACTATGCCCTGCTTATAGTTCCTGCCACTCGTACCGGGGACGCCCTCGTCGTAGACATCGTCGTAGATGCTGTAGCCGCCCTGAAGTGGCTGGAACTCATACCAGATGACAGATTCGCCAGCCTCACGGTTACGCCTACGAACGTGCTTGTTGATCAGGCTCAGTTCTCGGCGGGGGTCCATCAGTAGTACCCAGTCGACAAGTACCCGGGCGGCGGCTCACCGTCAAGGTAAACCTCCTCACGGAGATCATCCGGCAACTCTTCGATGTCGATAACGCCATCGTCGATCTCTGGGTAGACACGTTCGATGGGTCCATAATCTCCCACCTCACGCGGCCTGTAGATCGGCACCAACCGGTTCGTAGTACGACTGACGCGGCGGAGAGTGAGTACTTCCAGACGCTCCAGTCCGATGTTGAGAGCGGTGGCACGGCGGTTGTACTCGCTCATCCAGTAATCCAGCAGGCTAGACACCATGCGGTAGCGCTGAGAAGTCTGGATGTGGACGGACTCGGATGTAATTACATCAATGTCCCGGCTGTACTCGGACATCAGCCCCCAGAGAGCCTGTACGAGAGTATGGATACCTATGACATCCGCAACGGCTGGGGCCAAGTTAGCGAGCGGTACCCGGAGGTTGTGGGTATTGAGATTGATCGCCATGTCAGCGTAGAAATCCAGATCCGACGGCAGCAGCCACTCGTAGTAATAACCGTCCACCATGAGGGTTGCATTGAGCGGCAAAGCACTACCAAGCCGTATGAGGCCATTACGGTCGTCCAGCGTGTACGCAACTGACGCGGACGTTGACCCACCTTGCGGGACGTACTCCACCCAAAGTGTGTCAGCCTCCACGTTGGGCTTGCCCAAATCGTAAGAAATGCCCATAGACACGAACGTCTGCTGGAACGGCTTCTTAAAGTCCCTCAGATAGTTGCGGGCAATATTGACGATCTCGGCTTTAGTAGCCATCAGGCATCCCTAGTGAAGTACAAGGTCACCGTCAGGGGGCCGCTATCTCCTGTGTCTGCCGAATCTATATCAATTGTGATCAGGGCGTCATCTGCGATGTCCGGGTCGGATATAACAGCAGCCGTAGCAGCCGTAGTCGAACTGGATTCGCCCGCGTCAATTGTCAGCGGGGTGCTGAGAACGCTGGTACCAGCCTCGTTGATGTCGATGCTGATAGCCGACGTGGCGTTACTGCCTGAGTTGAGGCCAGCACGGACCTCGGTAAGGAGTGCTCCGTAAGGCATACGGAATGACGCCGCTCCGGTCTGGCTAGCGGGGAGCGACCCCGATCCCACCAGTTCCAGAGTCACGGTCTCCTCCAGCGCCTCATCAAGAAGCGAAGTCCCTCCAACCGTATCGGCCTCTACCCCGTGTGCCGCTCGGATAATCCAGCGGACATAGGCAGAGGCGGGGATATTGCTAAAGGACTGCGAGGAACCAGTGTCGTCCGTCACTCCAGTATTAGGAGTGCTGGTAGTAGCCGTCGATTGGCTGCTAGTAACCGTGGGGGATGGAGAACCTACAGTTACCGTATGTGAGTGAGATCCGGCGGGGTCAGTGTTCTTATAACTGGTGTATCTAAAGCGACCATCTCCAGTGGCAATCTCAGGACCGCCTCCCTTAGATACTTTTTCGTCTCCATAACCGTGGCTATGTCCACCGGCAGACGTGGCTGAACCGCTATGACTGTGGTCGATAGAGTGCGTGTGCGAGAGCGTATGTGTATGACTACCAATACCGTGGTTATGTTCGGGCAGGTTATCGACAGTCAGAGTAACATCGTCTGAGCCAACAGTATCACCAACTAAACCTTGATTAGTAGTACCT